AGCGAGGCGGCCCCATCTGCGGCTGGCCCATGCTGCGAACGGGCGGGCCGTAACCCATCGGACGACCGCCCTGCATGGCCTGCGGTGGGCCGTTAAAGTTCATGGCCTGCGGCGGCACACCGGGGTTTGTGTTAGGCGTAGCGCCCGAGTACATCAGGTTAGGCTGCGGGACGTTCCGCATATTGTTGCCGGGGCTGTTGAGCGACAGATTCCGCTCCTGCATTGCCAGCATACGCGCCATCTGCTGCGGCTTTCGGTCAGGGGTAAATCCGTTCATACATTAGCCTCCGAATAAGCCTTTACCGATTGCGCCGCCTAATGGGCCACCAAGAGCCGTTCCTGCTGCGCCACCGAGTGCGCCAAGCAATCCCATGCTCGCGTTATACGAGCCAACTTGGTTCTGGTAGTTGCGTTGTGCGAAATCGCCCGCTGCCTGACCCGCTTGGAACACGGGAGCAGGAGCCACGGTGACGCCGCTGTAGCCTTGGAACTGCGGCACGTTGACCTGACCGCCTGACAACAACGCGCTGATCTCGTTGACCGGGATGCTGCGGATTGCGGCCTGCTGGGCGAGAGCCTGCTGGATCGCGGTGTTGCGGAACTGCTGTTGGGCGATGTTCTGCTGGAACTGCTGCTGTTGTGCGGCGTTTGCGGCAGCCTGACGCGCCAACTCTTGCTGGTAAGCCTGTGCCTGCGCCTCGTTGTAGAACCCTGCGGCTCCCTGCGCCTGACCAACCTGTTGCGCTTGGCGGGCAAGGTTTGCTTGCTGCGCGGCGACCTGCTGCTGGAAGTTCTGTGCAGCGGCTTGGTTTTGCATCTGCTGTTGCGTAGCGCCTTGCTGAAAAATCTGCTGCAACGCCTCGTTTTGCAGTCGTGCTTGGTCAAACGTCGTCTGGTAGTTTTGCGCCAACGCCTGATTAGCAAGCTCTTGCGCTGACTGACCCATGCCAAACTGTTGTAACAGCCCTTCACGGTTGAACCCAGCCGCACCGAGGGCTTGCTGATAGTTCTGACCGAGGGCTGCGTTTTGCGCCTGTTGTGCCGCCAACGCTTGCTCAAAATTCTGGCCGATGGCCTGATTTTGCATCTGCTGTGCGGCTTGACCCTGTGCAAAGTTCTGCGCGATGGCTTGGTTAGCGGCTTGTTGCGCCTGCTGTTGCGTACCGAACGACGCCAGTTGTGCCTCGCGGCCAAACTCACCGGCCTGCAAACGCTGCTGGAAGGCTTGCTGCTGCGCTTGGTTTTGCGCGGCCTGCGTTGCCAACGACTGCTGAAGGTTTTGCCCCAAGCCCGTGTTGTAAAGTTGCGCCTGCTCCATGCCTGCGCCAAAGCCTGACAATGCGGCTTGATTGGCGAACATAGCGCGGGATTGCTGCTCACCAAACGCCTGCTGACGAGCGGCTTGATCAAGGCTGATGCCCTGCGCTGCGGCTTGCAACAGAAGGTCGTTTTCCTTCTGCATCTGCGCCGACATGGCCGAGTTGTACGCCTCGCCACCCGGTCGCAGACCTTGGTTAATCAGTTGCGTCTGGAGTTGCTGACGCTCACCCTGCAACTGCGGTGACAGGCGCGACAACAATGCCGTCTGCGCCGTCATGCCAGCGTTTACTGGCCCCTGCGGCAAGTTGGCAATATCAATCTGGCTCTGTAACTGCGGGCCGCCTACAAACTGCTGTGCGTAGCCAAATTGGCCTTGTGCGGGGCCACCGGCCACACCGCCGATGCCTGACAGGTCAAGCCCTTGCAGGTTCAATCCCTGCGGGCCAGCGCCAGCCATGCCGTACAAACCACCTGACGGGCCGCCTTGTGCGGTTCCAAACGCTTGCCCGCTTGGGGCGGCTTGCGAGGTGAATTGACCGGCGTCAAACATACCGAGATTGGTCGGTGCAGCGGGGCCAGCCCCTGCCATGCCAAAATACTGGTTCTGCGCGGTGCTGGCGCCTTGCACCGGAAGGTTGACCGTCGCCTGCTGGCCTGCGGTGACCTGTCCGGGCAATTCTCCTTGACCGTAAGTTGCGGTTGGAGCGTAAATGCCTTGCGGTGCGCCTTGAATTGCGCCCGATGAGCCGATGTCGTAACCAAGGCTCGGCAGGTTTTGCGGGCTAAATGCCGACGCGATGCCAAGGTTGCCAAGTCCCTGTGCAGCGCCACGCGCCGCCTGCGACATATACAACTGCGCCTGCTCTTGCGCTCGCAGAGCTTGTTCAGCCTCGGGGCTAATGGTTTGCCGAACAGTCGGCTGTTCAATAAACGTCGTGAACTGATCTTGGCTTGGAGCTTCGCCCGCATACTCGGGGCCGTATTGGGCAATGCGATCCTGATAAGCCTGCAACGCCTTGTTGTAGGCGTCGGTGTCTACAGTCGGGGTTTTCTGCCAAGTCACCGTCTGCGACCCGGTGGGGCCGTAGATGTTGGGATTGGACATATATGCCGACTGCTTGGCAGCGGCCATGTTCGCCTCACCCTGCTTAATGGCTAGGGTGGTGTAGTCAGGCGCTGGCGGCGGTGCTGGTGATTTTTTGCCCATACCTCGGCTCCAAGAAACGACACCTGTCTGGTGTCTGCGTCATAAAAACAATGTCTCCGTCAGGTGCGCCGTCTTTGATACGCGCTTCCTCCGAAAACCCCATTTTCGTGACCAGTTTCAGCGCGCGGGTATGCTTGCTGGAAATCGGCCCTATTATCTTATCAACATTTGCGACGTTGTAGGGATAGTCGTACACAGCGGCAAGGTAAGCCGGTGTGATTTGATCCCAAGTGATGTGGCAAACGACCGATCTGCCGTTCCACATCTCGTAAACCGTACCGGCGACAAGCTCGCCGTCTCGCTCAAGCCCAATGGCAACCGAGCGGTCGGGGTTGTAAGCCCCGTCTGTGCGTGACATGACCCAATGGCCCACATGGGGGCCGCTGACTATATTCCAGCCCATCCGAGTTGATACACCACATCAGTTGATGCCCACTCAAGCGATACGTTCTTGCTGCTGCTGTTAAAAATAATGCCGCCGCAATAACCCACACCGCTCAAACCTACGACCGTGTTGCTTGCAATCGTGTTGCTGCCCCAAATGGCCTGATCCCATAGACCAACGTCCCACAGACCATAGTTGGTGCCGACAAACGACAGCGCACCGAGGAAGTCATCGGTCTGAAAATCCACCGCAATACCCACGCCAATGGTCGGCTGACCGTTGGAGTAGGTAGTTGTGCGGCCACGGGTGAAGTATTTGATGACGCCACGGGTGTCAAAGTAGTTGAACGCCTGTAGCGCCTTGCTATTGATGGCCTGACCATTGTCGTTGTAGCCCGCCGATCCGGTTCCGGTCGTCCAAGCCTTTGCAACGTAACCATCAGAGCCAAAATATGGCTCATCGTTGAGCGATGACCAACAGTTTGCGTACCAGCCGGTGAACCGACACCACGCTTTCGTGATGTTGTTCATCACAAACTGCACTTGCGAGTTAGACGCAACGGGAATGTTGACGATCAGAGCGTTGTTTAGCGGGTGATACAGCATCCCCCAGCCAAAGTTGTTCTTGTACGTCTTGGCGGCTAGTGCAAACGCACCTTGAATCTTGTCCGATAGCGCCACGTTGGGGTCAAGGCGTGACGATTGCAGCGCCGATGCCATCGGAATCAGGCCGTCAAGCGTCAAAACCAGCAAATCACCGCCGTATTTCAGCAAGCAACGCTTGGAGATAGGCGCGCCGATGATCCAAACGCCGATCAGCGCCCATGTGGAGGCGCTAGAGGGATCGGTTCCGCGATAAACGATGACCTCGCCTTGATCGGTGACAAAAACAAGGTTGTCGTCAACGCCGTAGCCTGCGTCAATCGTCCACGACGCCATAGATACAATGCTGCCGCCCAAATGCGCGACCGACGACAGGTCAAGCGCGTTGGCCGCACCGCCAACAGATGCTGTCGGCAAATACCATGCTTTTAAGGTGTCCTTTTGAATAAACCACATCCTGTTTTTGAACAGGGTGGGCGAGGTAAGCGTGGTGGTGGTGACGCCCGTAATGGCAGGCGTGGATGCGCCGTCAATGGCCGTCCACGCTGATCCGTCGTAAAGGCGTGGTTTATCCACACCGTTTGCGGCGTACAAATAACTGCCGCCTGCGGTCGTAATGTTGGTGTATTCCCAGCGGCTGTTAGACAGCCCCGTTACGACTGCGGCACCCACCGGGCCTGCCGATGTAACGTCAAAGATGCTCCCGCCTACGATGGCAAACAGTTTGTCTGTCGTGCCTGCGCTGTAGGTCATCAGCGTTTCAATCTGGCCGGTCATGCCCGTAGCGTGTTTGTCGTAGCCACCGCGCAACGTCACGCTGCTGACGCCGGGGAACAAATTGTCTAACGTGACGGCATCCGTGGGGGCCATGTTGGCAAGCGCATCGCGTGCGTTCCAACCACCCACAGGGGCGGGGAGGGACGCCACATTGGCTTGTGTGCGCTGGATAAGACGGCGGCGAGTGGGCGAAGCCATTTAGTTGTTGCTCGTGCCGTAGCCAGAGTCGGGGATATTGTCGTATCCAATGAGTACGGTTCCCGGTCGTGGTGCAAACGAGAGGTTTGCGGCTGCCGTATCCTGCGCCACCGCTGCTTCCAGTTCCATCAAGAAATCGCGGTACAGCGCCGTGGTGTCAAAGCCCTTGGCCTCAAAGTACTTGAGCTTGGTCATCAACACCATTACGCGATCTGGGTAAACGCAGGTGTCGTTGTCAGCGGTAAAACTGTTTTGCACCAAGCCTGTTGAACTGTATGCCCAGCCCTTGCTGCGGTACTCAAAGCCGAGCAACTCGCCCGCGTTCATACCCGGCCAAATCTGGAAATACTGACCGAGCAGACGCCAGCGGATGCGGGGGCCGGTGCTGATGTAGCCCGACAACAGCCATTCCCATTGCTGCGGCGACTCGGGGCCGAGCATTTCCCAACGCTTGCTCTTATCCCAATGCGTGCGGTTGACCGTGCTGTAGTAGTCAGCAGGCATGGAATACTTCACTTTCTGGAAGATAACCTGCCCGCCGACCTGCGTCTCGGTGACCTGATAGTTGAGCGCGACCGAGGTGGGGCCAACGGATGTGATGTAGGTCGCATTGGGGATACCCACGCCTTGCACCTGATACGTCGTATCCAGCCCTGTCGTAGAGGCAAGGCCGGTGATCGCGGCCACCCCATTAACCCAATCACCCGTGGCGGTCGTCGCCTCGGTGTAGAAAGTATGCTGGCGCGTCAGTTCACGCCAATCAGCACGACGAAGCAACTCATAGCCTGCTGCGTTCATCAACGCCAACAACTGCACGGTTTCTTGGCTGGCGTTACCAGCCACCGTGTTTGGCGTCGGGATGCCTAACTCATTCGTGCATTGCTGAATGAGTTGAATCATCGTGCTGCCCATACTATGCCTCCGCTAAAGCCTCTTTCGGCGGGCGGCCACGACGAGGTTTGTCCTCCATCAGAGCCGCCATCTGTGCTTGCAATTCGGCTAACTGGCGCTTGGTGTCCTCAAGTTCTGCGCTGCTTTCAGCGCGGTTCTTGCGGTTAAGGTACAGTTTTGCCCGCTCACGCAGGCCAACTCCACCCATGCCAATGCGCTGTAGTTGCGCGTCCGACGCCAGAGCCAACTGCTCTACCGTCACAAACTTCAAAATGACCAGTTCTGCGATCTGGTCGCGTGTAATTTCCTCGGGAGCGTCCTTGTGCCACGCTGACAGCGGAGTGCCGAT